AGAGTCGAGCAGAGCTTCAGAAAGAAGCTGAAGCTTATGTTGAAGCCTATAGAATTACAAATCACTTATCTAATAATTCTCCTGAAATACTTGGTATTAAAAAAAGTATTATTGCAAATATTAACGAAACTATTGCAAATAGAAGAGAAGATCAACTTATTGTGTTAAAGAGTGGACTAGAAAATAAAAAACTAGATGAAGCTCAAAGAAAGAAGCTTGAAGCTATTCTTTATAAGGTTAGCCTATCCAGAGAACTCACTCCTGCTGAGGAGTTGCAGCTAGTAAAAACTAAGACAGAAATAGATTTAAATAAGCAAGAGTTATATGATAAACAAGATAGTGGATTCTTCTAATAATCTCTATGGTATAATACCCCTAATAAAAATAGAGGATTATACCAATGACAAACTTAGAGTACTTACTATCCCAAATGCAAAATGGTGTATCTGCAACAACTCCTAACATCCAACCTGATTCAAAGTTATTATATAATCAAACTAATCCTGATTCAAAGTTATTATATAATCAAACTAATCAAGAAACCACTAAACCCCTCTACAGTTTATCCGATGAAAAGGTAAAAACTTTGTTTGATGGTAATGATAAACTAAACACATTAACTATAGCTAGAGACAATAAACAACTAGCATTACGTAAAGATGAAATAGATTATGGGGATGATAATTGGCTAGTAGAGAGTGCTAAAGCATTTGCTAATGAATTACTTCCACATGCATATCAAATACCTGTAAATAAAGATGGTAAAAGGTATAACACTGCAAATAAAGACTTTAATGATGATGACCTAAGTAATATATGGAATAAGTATGAAGATAATCCTGCTGGAAACAAAACTCTATATTATCTACGTAAATTAGACCCAGTTACAGGTCAGTATATGTATAAAGCTGGAATAGCTCATACAAGTGCTGCTGATAGGTACTTAGGGCAGATTAAAGCTACTGGCTATGAGATCCTAGGAGAAAAGAGGTTTGATGAGGCTAGTGCTGTAGAGAAGCAGATACATGGTAATAAAGAGTTTTTAAAAAGTAGGGTATATGATTATGGTGCTGTTGAAGAACAAGGTGCTGAAGACTACTGGGGAAGTGGTAAATCAGAACTCTACAGTAAAGACATACTAGGGTTAGACACAGGTACTAGTGCTGATTATGCTGCTAATAAAGTAGCATCTGTAAGGAAGATGTTAGGGCTTATTCCTAATGACAAGCAAAGAGAAGATACTTTAGAGTTTATAGATGCATTTCAATCTGGTGGTATAAACCTAGCTGGTGGTGCACTTAAGCTGATTGGAGAAGTTATTAATACATCTGAAGGAGATGGTGCGTTAGAGGCTATAGGTAAGAAACTTCAGAAAGATGCTAATAAAATAGCAGGCTATAATCCTAGAATAGCCGCTGAAGCTGCAAAAGGTTTAGAAGATTCATTCAATAGTGGTGATGCTTTAGGGTACTTACAGAATATGCTTAAAGGTTCCCCACAATGGTTAGCACAATCTCTTCCTAATATGGCAGCATTTGCTGCTACAACTGCTGCTACTACAGCTATCACTAAGAACCCTTTGGCAGGTATGACAGCAGGTGCTGCATTATTGGGTGCTATAAGAGCTAATGATACACTAGATACTAGAGAAAAATCTATAGGAAGAAAAGCTACTACTGAAGAAATAGCTTCTATATATGCTGTTAGTACTGCCTTAAGTATGTTTGAATATGGGGCTTTAAAGTTTGCTATGAGTGGAAAGAGTATCTTAGCTACAGATAAGGCTGGTAAGACTCTTGATGTTACTAAACAACTAGTAGGTAATAAAAACAGATTAAATGAAACAGCTTTAATTTTAGGTAAAGCAATTTCTGTAGGTGCTCAAGCTGCGCTGGCTGAAGGTTCAGAAGAAGTTTTAGCAGGTCTAACAGAGTTTGTTATGACTAACTATGGCACAGAAAAGTATAATGGAGTAAGCATAGCTGATATGCTGACCTCTGAAGAAGCTAGAAGTACGGCTATACGGTCGTTTGGGGCAGGAGCAGGGGCTGGTGGACTTGCTAGTGCTACCTTTGGAACTGTTAACAACTTAGATTTAATAGGTAAGGCTTATCGTACTAAAAAAGTAGAAGAAATCAAACAAAAATACACTGAAAGAGATATTATACAAAAAGATCTTGAATCAAGAAAACTCAGTATAACTGAGGATATGAATACTGATGATGCTGTTATTGTAGAAGATCTTAATACATATATAGATAGTATAAAATATTTAAACCCTAATAGCGCTACATATGCTGAAGATGTAAAAACTATACTATCTGATGTAGAAGAAATAAAGAAACAGCTATCAACATATATAAAACCAGAAACTGATAATACACAGTTAAATACTGAGACTATTCTAGATAATACTCAACAAACGCAAGCTGATACTGATCAATATAGTACTACTGCTGATACACTAGACCTTACTAGAGAAGATATATCAGATGTAGAGATACAAGAAGCTGCAACTGATCTTGTTACTAAAACAATACAAGCACAAGAAGCTGGTAAAACATATGAGCTTACAACTAATGAGCAAGCTTTCCAAGCTGCGTATGGTGGAGCTGTTAATGCTAAATTCACTGAAGCATATAAAGCTAACGATAAAGAGTCAAAAGTACAAGTGGAAGAAGATGCCCAACTAGATGAAGTGCAACAAGATAGACTACATAAAGCTGGTATGGATAAAATCACTACACTCACTGATAGAGCATCTAAAGTGAAAGTATCCCCAATAGAAGATACAAGAGTATCAGAGACTTCAAAGAAGAAGGGTAAGCTATTCGATCCTATTGGTACTACTGATGAGAAGATCAATGAAGTGATAGCAGAAGGGTATGATAAAGATAGTAAAGACAATACCTTCATGAAACGTATAGCAAGGAAGCTAGGATATGGTAAACAAGAACACAAACTACTACAAAACCTAGCAAAAGAGATAGAGAGTAAACTGGATGCAACACAAGAAGCTATGAGTAATATCCTACCAGATGGTGAGAAAGCTACTGTAGCAAATGTACTGAGAGCTGTAGCAATAGGTATGAGCAACATAAGAGGTGGGCAGACTGCAGAATATGATATCAGTAATAAGTATGGTATAGAACATAAGATAAGTGGTGCAAGAAAACTACAGCTGGTAAATCAAATAGGACAAGCATATACCAATGCATTTGGATTCAAGCTGACAGGTACAGAAGACGATGTGGCTAGAGCATATGCTGAGAGAGGTCAACATATCATAAAGCTGATGCAAGCTCTAGATATGGTAACAGAGACTGAAGAGAGTCTTCCATTGCACAATATTGTAGAGAGTGATCCAATGAATCCTGTTATGTTGGGCATTGACAAAAATAAACGTACTGCAAGAATGAAAGTACTGACACTGACATCAAATGAGAGTACTGGTAGGAGAAAGAATAAGAATAGACTGGCAGATGCAGTGAGTACATTCAGTAAACTGTTCACTCCTCCTAATGTGGAGATACTAGCTACTGAAGGGCAGACTGCTGTAGTAATGTCAAAAGGTGCTAAATCTGTCAAGATCTCTAAAAAACATCAAGCCATCATAAAACTGTACAGTGCACTAAAATATAGGATCAAACCAGAAGCACTGAGTATACTGAGAGAGCTAAAGACGCTCTATGATAAGCATGGGCATGATATCGACAAACTTATAGCAGAAGAGAAAGATGTAGTAGCAGCACTACAGCTAGTAGATGAAAACTCAGCACTTACTAAGATGAGTGAGGTAGGAAGAAAGATCAATCGTACTGAAAACCTAGTAGCTGTACTGGAAAGTCTGGATGAAATAGAAGCTATGATGACAGAAGGGGATGGATTCAACTACCACTATGAAAGTGCTATCAATGAACGTATACATGTACTACAGACTGTTTTGGAGTTCCAAGGGGATAAGTACATGTCAAGACAGATGGTAACAGGTGGTGAGTATACTACAGCTGATAAAGATGCATTCAATGTACTGGTAGCAAATGTGGCTGAAGAGATGGGAATATCTAAAGATGAAGTGAAGAATCCTACTGGTAATTTAAGCAAGGCAATAGAGAGCATAAAAGGAAAGAATGGAACAATATCTCTAACAGACCTAGTATACCTATCAGGAAAGTTCGATGTAGAATCACCATTCAAACTACTGTCTCTGCTTAGAGCTGTACATGATATCAGCAAAGCAGATGGCTACAAAGTGACAACATCATACATGGTAGAGAGTGATGCTACTGCAAGTGGTATTATAAATACTCTACTGAACCTCTCAGGGTTTAAATCTATCCAAAAGATCCTAGGTAAGCTAGGCATAGGAAAGTATGCTGTAAAAGGTGAAGTACAAGATCCGTACAACGTACTATCAGATATAGCATTAGCTAATAATACCATGAGATACACTGAAAAGGTCAAACCTATAGTGGATAGACTCATTACTGTAATGTCAAACGGTAAAGAAGGTGGTGCTACCAAGTTCCTACGTGAACTAGTAAAGTATGCAATGATGCCTTGGTTCTACGGACAGAATAGTGACAATACAGGATATAGTATGGGTAACTCCATAGCAGTGGATATGGTGAAGTCAGCTATCAAAGGCAATGCTGCAGCACTGAAGTGGATAAATGAGATCCTGGATACGGAATATACTACAGATGATAGTACTACTGGTATCAGTACCTATAATGAAAAATATGTAAATAGTGCTAAAAGAGTGGCAGATCTAGTAGCAAGTGGGACGTATACACTGTTTGATACAGAAACTACAAGTAATGATAAAGCTACAGCACAGATTATTCAAGCATCTATCATAGAGTATAAGAATGGTAAAGAAATAAGCAGAGAAAAGGTATGGTTACCAATAGATACAGCAATTTCAATTGAGAGCATTGCTATCCATAACATAACAGATGCTAAACTAAAAGCTGAGACGAAAGGTGTGACAAGAGAGCAGCAACTGCAAAAACTATCTAAGCTTCTAAAAGGTAAAAACATCATAGCGCATAATGCATCATATGATAAAGAAGTATTAAACAACAATGTAGGTGCTAAAGTTATAGCTGACTCTAATATGTATGACTCACTAGATGTGGCGAGAGTTATAGCACATACAGGATCTTCTAGTATGGAGTACACTAAAGGAACATCACAAGAAGCAATGGCCAGTAAGTATGGGCATAAGTATGAAGGTGCTCATGATTCTATGTTCGATATAGAACTTCTCAGTAAAATGCTACCAAGTATGCTCTCAGATATGAAAAACACTTTAGAGAAAAAAAGCAAGAATTCATCTAATATCAAAGATGTATCCCAGAAGGATATAAAAACTCTATCAAAGTTCTTCTGGGATACTATAGGGGACCACTATGTACGTACTCTAGAAGCTACATTTGAGGATGTTAAAAAATATAGAAAGATGATGAGTGACATGTATGATCTACTGGACAAAAGTGGAAAGTGGGAAGGTACAATCAAGAGTGCAATGGGTACAGAGCTAGGAACAAATGAGAAGATGTCAATACAAAAGCTCAAGTCTATGACTCTAAAAGACATAGACAAAGAACTGCTATTAGTGAACAAAATGCTGAATAATAGAACATCGTTCAGTGTAAATCTGCAACATGCTACAGATGCTGCACTACTACTATTGACACTGAGAGATGTAATGGCTTCTAAAGGTAACATTGATGGAATCATGACGGTACATGATGCACTCTATTCAGACGCTAATACAGCGAAGAGTATCATGAAAGCATACAACAAGTATACAGTACAACTGGCAAATGACTATGACTACCTCACTGCTGCACTGAATGAAGTAGAGGAAGTGTATAAAGATAATACTTCTAAAGCTGTAGCAAAACAGATAGAAGCACTGAAAGAGGAGATCACTGAACTGAAGAAGAATAAGGTAGAGTTCTTATCTCCAGTAAAAACAAACATACTGGGGCAGAAGGATGCTATAGATATATGGGGAACTGAATCAGATACTGATACAGAGACTACTGTACAGAATACAAACACTGAAACTAAAAAGAGTATCTCAAGAACAATCACAGCTATTAAAGATGCAGTACGTAAGAAAGATATAGCAGGAATCGTAGAAGCAATATCTCAACTACCAATAGATACAGGTCATAAAGATCTCTTAAACAAAGTAATGACAGCAGTACAAGATGGAGTGCAACTGGTAATAGGGAAAGAGTTCAGTGGTGGTAACAATGAAGTCACCATAGGTAAAACTACGAAGATGGGTGCTAATACTCTAGTAGAGACTCTAGCTCATGAAGTGGATCACGCAGTACAACTACAATGGATGAGTAAGAATCTCAATAGTAGAGAAATGAAATACCTAGAAAAAGTACTGAATAGACTACCATCTATAAGAAATAAAGTATCAGCAGATGTACAAGCACGTATAGACTATATCCTAGATCCAAAGCGTACATATGATAAGCCTACTGATAAAAGACTATACCAGACAGCTGAGCTAGTATCAGTGCTATCAAATGAGCCTAAGATGTCTGAAGCTATTCTAGGACAATTCAAAGCATCTAAAAAGAATATCATAGAAGTGATCAAAGATCTAATTAATAAAGCATACAAATCATTCAAGGACATGGGAGATATCAACAGCCTAGAACTGGATACTGATACTATCATGAGTGCAATACAATCTATAGATGATAATGCTAAACTAAATGCTACTGTGAGTATTGATAAAGTATCTCCTGCTAATATGATAAAAGAGAAAGATCATAATGATAGTATCATCATGGCTCCATACAATGCTATCAATGATACTATCTCAAAGAGTAATAGCTTCATGTCGGACTGGATGATAATCTGGGGTGATACGATGATAGAGCATATGGGTCCTCCACTACGTAATGCTCATGTTAGCATGAAGAGAAACTCTGCCCTGTATAAGAGTGCAGTGAGTATACTGCGAAATGGCTTCTATGATAGTGACTTTGCACAGAGAATGCACTACCTACTAGGAGTAGCAGGAGATGTGAAAGATAAAGTAGTGAAGGAAGCATTAAGATTATCCAATGAGTACCAGCAGGAGTCTGTTAAGCAGCTGGAAGAGATGGCAGTACTGGATAGACTACTGAAGGATACATACTCTGTACATGATCAGAAGAAGCTATATAAGATGTTTGCTAATACAGGTATAGCAAATATTATAATGAATGAAGAAGTCTACAAAGGGATATTGAGTGGTGAGATAGGATATAAAGAAGCACTGAATAAAGTCTCAAAAGGAATGAGTGAAGAAGTGAAAAATAAGCTGGACATGATAGCTACAGGCTCTGGATTTCTAGGTGAACATACAGATGGAGATGTGAATGTATTCTCCGCTGGTGTATATACCAATGAAGCACAAGTATACGTTACACTAAAAGCACTAGAAGGAATTTCAGGAAGTCAGGCTCTATTGACTGAGATGAATGTAGATACTAGAAACCTGATGATGAGCCTAGCATTAGTGAATAAGAAGTTGAATGATGAGTTGAATGGTGAGTTGAATGAGAAGAGTAAAGACTACAGAGGAATGCGATATTCAGAAGATGTGGGGTATCATGGATTATATGATGGAAGCTTCTCTATGGATCTACATGAGAAAGTGTATGAGAGTAAAGTGGTAACACTATCTCAGTTACGAAGAAGTGAGAATTCAAGTGAGAATGGGTGGTTTGTAGTACAGCAGCCTACTAATAGTACTATAGGTGTTATCTCAAGAGTGAGCTATGAAGCAGGGTACCAGACTGGAACTGGGCTGGAAAAGAACAGATATGTAAATGGAATCATGCTGTCAAGAGAACAGAGTAAACCTATTGTAGATAGACTACGTACTTTAGGAAGCTATGAAGACAAGGTTACATGGTTGAACAATAATAGTCTAGTACAAGATGGTGAAAGATTCAGAGTGAAAGTACCATACGCTGTAAAGGTAAAAGAACTAGGACTTATAGAGAATGCAGCACATAGCCTATACAGAACCAAGATGCATAATACGGATCTGATAGCATCAGAGAGTGTAAGAAGAATTCTACTGGAAGCTGGTACAAGAAAAATAAACAGTGAAAATGGAATGAAAGAACTGGAGAGAATACTGAGAAATAATGATAAAGAAGGGTTGAGAGGTACAAGAACTGAAGTAGAACCATTCTTGACTATAGACTACACTGCTCCAAGTCTAAAGCATCTACAGAGCTTTGATGACCTAAAGAAAGAATATCCTATGATAGCAAAGTATTTCAAGACTCCAGAAGGACTGACAAGTTTCAACAACTTCAATAAAAAGGTATCTCTTGTAAAAAGAGGTGTGGCTGAGGTACTACTTGGGTATAAGAAAGGACAGATATTTGGTAATGATAATAGAGATGCTGCACAATGGGAGCAGATGTTCAAGAAGATGATAATCCTGGCAAAACAGAAGATGGTAGTGATGAATCCTATTAAACTACTGCATGATACTGTAACTAATGTGGGAATACTATCTATGATGGATATGACACCTACAGAGATATATAGAGGAATGAAAGAAGGGTATGGAGCATACAGAGAATTTTCAGCTGCAAGAGGAAAGATGGTAGAACTGAAGATTGCTGCTAGACTGGCAGATGCAAAGTGGGAAATGGATAAGACTACAGAGAATGAGACTGCTAGAAAGAATGCTATTACGATTATGGATATGCATGGTAAGAAGATGAAAGGTATGGACTTCTATGAGGCGTACAATGCAGGATTTGTACAGTCATACAGTACAGACTTGGTTATTAAAGAGATGGATACTATCAGTGGTATACAGAATGATATTGATAAAATGATAGATAAGTATACACATGATAAGAAAGGTAATCCTAATAAACTGTTTGATGCTATAAAGTGGTTTGCAAATACTGGTCCTCAAATAGATGAGATATTGTTGGCTGCTGGTAATAGTGCTAAGTTAAAGGGAAGCGATATTGGTACTGAGCTAGTAGCAGTGGCTAAGAGACTAAAGAATAAGAAGAATGATAAAGATAGTGTGAGCAGATATGTAAGTGAGTTTATAGGGAGTCCAGCATCAGAAGCTGCAGCATATGGCAGTGCTTATATGGTGTTGGGTGATATAATGGCAAAGTATACACTGGCTAAGCACCTGCTAGGAAAAGAAAATCCTAGAAGTGGTACAAGAGGTAATAGACGTGTGTATACAAGTGAAGAAGCATATGCCCTAGCAAATGAGACTTTTATAGACTACAGAGCTAATCTCCCTAAAGAAATACAAGTGCTGAGTGACTATGGTATATTGCTGTTTCCACCATACTGGATGAGAGTGCAGAAGGTGATAGCAGGGCTGATCAAATACCATCCTGTTAGTGCATTAGTAAGCTATGGTACTGAGATGGCAATAGGAGCTGAGAGTCTGAGTGTACTGAATCAGAATATAGTAACTAAAGCTGGTGGATATTATGGTATCATCCATAGTCCTACAGATAGTATAAGTCTACATGGAATAGTGTTTGGATTTGGTGCAGTGTAATAACATAATAACATCCTCCTAGGAGGATGTTATAGACTATTATGCTTGTCTAATATTGTTTGTAACTTAGTTTCTGGTCCTACAAAGTCATCAGGTTTTGTAATCTTACCTGCTGCATTTTTAGTAGAAGACTTAGACTCATTGGCTTCGAGTACAGCTTCATAACCAGCTATTGATATTTCTGGTGTGATGCCGAACTTATATTCTGTACCATTAAGTACAAACTTAATGTCAAGTATTGCATCAAATATTGCTACTTGATTATTGTTTTTAATAGCTTCTGAAAGTTCATTTAGTTCTTCTTGAAGCATTGCTATTTCTAATCCCCAGTCAAGTGTAACTGGGGTATTACCTCTAATTCTGTTCCAATTGTATGTGCGTACTAGCTGCTCATACGCTTGTTTTTTATGTTTCATTTTAGACATATCCTTAAGTATTTAGTCTGGAAATATACTTGCTACAAATTTAGCAAGTTCAGACCGATAGATGTTTTCTAGTTTAATGTAACTAAACTCTGGGGCTTCACCAAAGTGCTTATAGAGAACTTTAAAGCCTTCTCTAGCTCTGTTCATACCATAGGTCTGACCTTTAGTATCACCCATAAGTACAAGTTTAGAGCCTGAAGCCATTCTAGATATGACAAGTTTGACATCATCTTCACTAAGAAGCTGCCATTCATCCAGTAAGAATATAGACTCGTGGATAGATTCACCTTGTATCTCATCTAACTCTTTGACTTCAAAGTATGTATCCCATATTTCTGTAGATACAAGCTTCTCTTCATCAGTAGATTCTTTACGTCTCTCTTGACGAGCAGTACGCTTATCTAGTAATAGGCGAAGATTTGACTTAATACCACCTAAGTGACCAGACATCTTGTCCTCAGATGAACCAGGCTTAAAGCCTGTATACAGGGCTTTGTTTACTGATACTGGTGGTTTTGATACTAGAATCTTATAGTATTTACGGTCTTTAATGCCACCAGCTGTAGCTGCTAATGATGCCATAAGTGCAAGTATAGTTTTACCTGTACCTATTTTCCCATCAATTACTACAAGTGGTGCGTCTGAGGCAAATACTGCATGTAGCACACAAGCCTGTATAGCATCCATAGGTTGGAATGATATACCAGCATCACCATAAGGTTTATTTGATTGAGATGTGCGTGTTACTGTACCTCTATGGTTAACCCATAAGTCATACTTACCACTGATTCTGTTAATGATACCATACTCGTTCTCATGTAGTGTAACATTGAATAGAGTATTGAACTCTACTAGCTGCATCTCTTTAAGAGAGGCATACTCTTTCTCATATACAGTATCACCTTCTATGTTTATGTAGCCAGTGTAATCATAATTGATAAAGTTTGTATCCATATCATAGATTGGAACACCTACAGATTTAGCTATAAGCTTAGCACTAATGTCTTCAGTTAGAAGTGCTGTATCTGTTTTATCTAAAGTATCTTTTATGATACACTCATCAGGAGTATCACCTAAATGTGTAGGTATGTTTAATATAGCCACAGCACCAGTATTTACTTGTACCCAGATGTTTTTGATAGCATCTTGTGCTGCTCTCTTTAGGTCTGGATTACGTTTTAGCTTGTCCAATTCTCGTAATACTGTAAATGATATTACAAATTCATGCTCTGTATTAAATACTATAAGCGGATTGTTTATAAGTATGTTTGTGTCTAATGATACTCTCATAATTAATCATCCATTTTTATAGGGTCTGCTGCAGAAGCTTCAATTAGAGCTTTTGCTCTTATTATAGTTTCCTCTTCTTTTCTATACTGCTTACGTAGTTTCTCTAAAGCTTTTGTCTTCTGCTCTATAGTTGCATCAGATGTAGCATACAACGCTACTTTTAAATCATATTCTAACTGTGTCATCAGTTCTCCATTTTAAGTTATAGGACAAGCACCACTTGCACATTCTTGGGAGTCTAGTCCTATAGCCGCATCTTTATTATCTGCATCTAATACTACTGGAAGTAACTTGCTAACGTACTCTTGGTATCGTTCTTTAGTAACAACCTCTTGTGGTAGGTATAGATAACCTAAGTCTGCTGCTGTCTTGCTTGGGTCAGCTCTATATAAGAAGCTAACACCTACATAAATATCCCAGTTACTAAGTAACCATTCAATTATAGCAGGAACTTCCTCAGAAGAATAACTGATAGTGTTAGAAACATTCTGTTGACAATAGTGTACTTGTATTTTCTTGTATCTCTCTAGCTGTGTTATAGCAGATTCAATGTTGATTTCTACTTCACCGTGTTTTGTTATAACCTTGGTGAACTCAATGTCTGACCATTCTACTGGGAATGTTACTAGCACGCCTTCAGGGTCTGCTGGATTAGGATACACATTATAGTTTGCATCTCTAAGTATTCCTAGTAGTGGGTCGTGTTTACCAAAGTTTATATTGTTGAATATGTATTTTCCTAGGGGTTTATGTATTCCCTCTGTCGTGCTCATTACTTTAGAAAGGGTTCCTGATGGTTTTACTGTCGTTACATTCTTAGGTCTCTGGAGACCTAATTCGTCTGCCATACTATAAGCGCCAGCTACTGCTGCAAGCTTTAACTGCTCATAGTCATATGATGATAAATCATCTCTTCTGACTATACCTGTTAAGCCTACACCACATAACCGTAGGAACTCATTGTTAAGGTGCCAAGCTTCTTGCAGTATGCCATCTTTAAGGTTTACACAAGTTTGCCTATAGTTAGCTCTTGCAGCTAATCTAACTGCTTCAAGTAAACCAGCGGAATCACCTTTGAATTTTGCTATGTCTATTTCTACTAAGTTACAGAAGTTCTTGTTTCCTAGTAAAATCTCTACACACGGATTAGCACCATTAAACCAAGGTGCTCTCTTTAATGCTGTTTGTGCATTAATAAACCCTGGTTCTGAACCACCTGCTTCTTCCATAAGCTTGAAGATGTTAGTCATCTCTTGTTTAGATGGCTTGTTATAGAATAGCAGGGAGTTATTAGACTGGATTCTCTGCTCGTTACCAGTAAGCCACCAATCTTTCTTAGCTACAGAAAACTCGCTCCACTCAGGTGCATTATACTCAAATAGTGCTATCTGTGCTGAGCGTCTTGATGACAAGATTGTACCCATCCAGTTAACAATATCAAGTATATCCATACGTGACAATAGCTGACCAGCACGCTTGTTCATAATTACTGCTATAGCTTTGTATGCTTTGGTGATTGCTGTATCACCTGAACTTATCCATCCATAGCCTTTCAATCGAATACCAGCAGGACGTATCTGGGAAAAGTCAAATATTAATGTATCAGCATTATACTTACCTGCCAATAGTTTACCTATAGACTTAGCCCAAGCTTCTGCTGAGTCACCTACTGATATTGTCCATACACCATTCTCAAATGTCTCAAGGTTAGATTCTCTTCCCTTCTCAAATGTACCATCAGGTGCTACTGTCTTAGTAGATGGTATGACCTTAATATTCTTAATAGGTTTAAAGAAACCATTAAGTGTTCCTACAACTGGTGAAAAGCCAACACCACAACCTTGGAGTAACAACCATAATATATCTACACAATCATAAATTGTTTCAGCTTTAGTGAAACTACAATTGAATTGAGATGACTCCCTAGTTTTGGCTACTGTTGTGCCACCTAACCATAAGGTTCTACCTGAGGTTGTGACTTTCTTCTCTAGCATTAACTGTTTAAAAGCTTCTAGCTCGTTATAGTCTATACCAGTCTTTTGTACTCTATCCCATAACCATTCTTGATGTGATATAACACGATTTACTGTGTCATTCCAGCTCTCAAATGAACCGCCGTCTTTAGGTCGGCTGTAAGTGCGTCTTACTACTATTTCTGCTCGTATGTCTTGATTAGTGCTCATTGTTACTACTTTTCTTTTTATGAGCATACCTAATAGTTAAGACACGATCCCATCTGGTTTGTACATCTTCTGCATTTAACCAGACTTCTTTGTCTAGAGTGCTTATAGATATGAGTTCTTCTGGTGTTAAGAATGGTGTATAGATCTTCTTAGCTGCAGTTGTAAATTCTTTATCTATGTAATTTACATAGTCTTTAACTTGTGCCCCAGAACCAGACGCACCATGAGAGTAGTTATGAGCCATAAAGTTAGTAAATGGTTTTATTGTGAGTGTATCACAAGCTAATGCTATTACAGAAGCTGCTGATGCTACTGTACCTGTAAGTATAGAATGGACTGTAGCTTTACTTTCCATAATGGCACTATAAATCATAAAGGCTGAATCAACTATACCACCCTCACTGTTAATGTGAATGTAGATATCTGAACCAGTTTCTGCTGTGTATAGTGAGAAACATAATTCACTGTACTCTTCAGGTCCAAGTATGTTACCGTGGAGGTATGCATGTATAACCTTATTGTCTGTAGATTTTATTATGGGTACGTAATGTTCCCATACTGATGTCTTTTCTTTAGGTATTTCTACTATGAAATTCATTAGTTTCCTTTGTTAAGTTCATTTATAACAAGTTGGGAATAACCTGCTATGTCAGTAAAATTGTCAATATAGAATGGGTCACCATTAGCTATGCGAGCAAGTTTATGACATATTAGGATTAAAGCCTCTTGCATATAAAATGGAAGATTGTCAAACTGTACAGAATTATAGAGAGCCATATGGTTCTCTATATCTGTACGAAGTGTATAAGATAACTGTGCGTGTGCTGAGAATTCACCATAACGATTACCACGCTCAATGAGTGTGTCATCTACAGATATTGATTTTTCAAATACTAGCATTGTGTATCAACATGCTTTTACTTAATATTTTACGCTTAACTATACTAGCTATAATAGAAATAATTGTTGAGACTAATACTCTCCATGCAAATTTCATAAATATAACCATTATTTTGCCTTATCTAATTCAATCATAAATGCTCGCAAAGTAGGACCTTGCTTACTAAGGTATAAACTGTATTTTCTAATACGAGCAGATGCTGCTTTTGTAGGCTTTTCTTCGTACTCTGTTATTTCTTGAAGTAATTGCTCAAGCACATTTTTATAATTTTTAATCATTGTGTTTCCTTTAAATTTGATTGTTATCTACCCAATACTTAAGTTCTTGGTATACAGCTTTAGCAGCTGTAGCATCAGAATCTTTAAGTGATTGAGCAACTAAGTGTGCATTATCAAATGTTATGAGATGCATAAGTGAAAGTATATTAGTATTGTTGGTATCGAGATTTTGTTCCCAACCATCAGTACTAAGTACTAAAATAAGAGCATCATCAAATGAAATGTTCTGTATGCAGACATGTTTATCTAAGAGGTATGTAGCATCCTCTAAGAGGTTAGCTACTTCTGCAATATTTTTCATTACTTTTTACCAAGTAGTGGTTTGTTAAATAATGGTTTAGGAGCTGCTTTAGTAGTGGATACTGGAGCTGATCCAGAATCACGTCCACCAGCAATCCAAGCTGTAATAGCTTCTTCTGTAAGACCATCTTTATATGTTACATTCTCAGCATAGGCCATATCTTTAGCTAACTTTATACCAGCTTCTGTTTCATTTAGTATCTCTTCCGCTGAAGCACCTGTTGTTGTGTAGAATGCCTTAATGATTTTCTTTTCAGATATTTGCCCTGATTTAGCGTAACCTTCTGGAACCACTGAGTATTCCATTTGAACACGCATCTTAAGTTCAATGTCTTTAAAGTCTGGAAGGATAGCTACTTCTTTTGCAATACCTGCTTTACCAATAGGAAGTTCTGCTTCTTCAGGATTAGAGATGTCTTCAATTCCACAAACTACTGCTAACTTGCTGAAGAGTCCTGCTTGGAAGTTAGGTGAACCATCATTGTTATCCAAGCGGATAGCACCATACATTACTTGAGCTGTACCGTTATTGTCTACAAATAGATTGAGAGTACGAGCACCTTTATCGTTGATATCAACGATAATGTTCTTGAGTGTGACATCATAGATGCCTGACTTATTGATTGTGTTACTTCCACCTTCTGACTTAGAAGCTGCAGTAAGATCAACTTTGAAAAAACTTGCCATTATATATTCCTTGTGTGTTGTGTTCTTGCAGGTGACATCCTGTGAACGATACTATGTATCAACTATTAAAATGACCACTCAGCTAGATCTATCTGCTGTGAAAGGAGAAGATTAATGTGAGATTTTAAAGAGAAATATTCTTCACCTTCTTTGAGTGACTTACTTTTAGATGGATCTACTGTATTAGCAACATACATCTTATCTGGAAGATCAATGATAGCTGTGCGAGCTTGCTTGTCTTCACCTCTCATATGAACTGCACGATGTTTCATCTCAGATATAATAGTGATAGATTCATTGACTGTACTGTAAAAGCCACCTTTCTCAAGGAACTTACCAGAACCAAATGAAATGTAGTTACCAGTGGCTTTACCGTCTGCTTTCTCTTCTATAACGTGGTTGAGTAAGATGACAGAGATTCCATTGAGTTCTAATGTTTCGTGAATGAAGCTTGTAAGTATTGCCATTTCTTTAGTTACTTCTGCACCTTGACTACCATAGACGTTAGGTTTTTGTGAAGCTTTATCAATGACATCCATAAAGATCTGAGATACTGAATCAATAACAACAATTTCTGGGTAGTATCCAAAGCGTTCATTGAATAAACTGAGTTTATCCATGATACCATCAATATGGGTTTTCTTTCCATCAATAGTCATATCTCCACCAAAGCAGAGAGTCTTCATATCATAGAACGTATCTACAAGCATATGAGGTACCTTTAGTGAAAATGATTTAGCATCTCTTGATACAACAAATGATTCTTTTCCTAGTGTTCGTAAAAGGTCTGTTTTACCAGCACCTGCTTTACCATTGATTAATAATTTAATTGCCATTAGTATTTTCCTTTAAACTCATAGATTTAAATATGATGTGTGTTAATTCTGGATGAGAACGGACTGCTTGTATGGATTCTGCTATGAGTGTAAGAGTATCAGTTATCATCTTCCAGTCATCTTCTGTGATAACTTCTGTGAGTACTGTAACTCTAGGTGGTGTAATCTTCCCAATAGGCTTCCCTGTCTTTTCAGAGATGCTTCTTGTGTCGATAGGACGGTTAACATATACTAGACGTATTCTGTTAATAGGGATGTTATTATACCTAAGCATATAACAATAAGCAAGTAGTTGAATACGATACTCAAATGGAATCTTAGTAGGTTCTGTAGCACTGGAGTAACTTTTATAATCAACCAAAATATCACCTGTTCTATTATCAAATGTTCCACCAATATAAATGTCATCTAGTATAGGACACCATAGGGACTTCTCAACTTCAGTAGGTGGGTTATGACGGATGTAGTCATTGATTAGAGTCATAGCCATATCAGGATAAGCATTACGGATAACGTCTAACTGAATAGCATCTTCAGTCAATGGCTGTGATCGTGCAATTTCAGTGATGTATTCTTCTACCATCTCTCTAGTGAAAGGAATCTTCTCTACATAGCTTTGAGCTGCTGCATGTACACAAGTTCCTAGAATTGTAGAAGTAGAAGCAGTGAATGACTTCTCTCCTAATACGTTGTCCTTATACCATACTGAAGGGTATGAAAAGAACTTGCCTATAGATGAAGGACTGATCTTGAAGCTGGCTTCAGGAATGTTTAGTTTTGAGTATTTGAAAATATCATGCATCTGATACCTCCCAATTATCTATGTTATCTGATAGTGTTGTGTATAAATTACCAATACTATAAAAACCTCCATCGTGCTCTTCAGCTTCTGCTAACGCTTTAGCAATAAGTCTGGCTTCTTCTATTGAGTTTGCTTCTACTGCTATGTCAATGGCATCTGTAGATACAACATCAAACTCTACTCTAACTATGTATTTCATATTTCTCCTTTTTGTTTGGGGTGGAGTCTTGGTTGTACTATTCCTTTTTTAACAGTACCACCAAGCTGATAAATCATAGCTGTAACTGCTGCTCTAGTTCTAGATTTGAATAATGCATGAATGGTATCAATACTTCTATCAATTCCAAAGTATGTTCCAGTCATAAATATACGGTTCTTTAGTAGTGTTATATCTTCCATACTCCAACGAGTAGAAGTATGTTCTTCTCTAGTAGTATCTGATGGATAGTCATGAGTGGTTGGAGGTACTGGCTCTTTGCTTTCATTTCTAAGCTGTGCTAGTTGTAAACTCAACTCAATAATCTTCTGGTTGTTGCTTGATATAGCGTCTGACAATTCAACAATACGTTTCTTGTATTCCATAATGTCATCTCTCATATCCATATAGTGATAAGCGTCATCATCTACAAGTATAATTTTCATTTTCTTATCTCCTTTATTTCCATTATATCATCGTCAATCCCTTCTT